AGCTGGTGGCGCGGGTGATTGAGGAGCGCCCCGGCAAGAGCACGGTGGGCAAGCTCATCCGGTCCATGAACCTCGGGGACTTCGTGACGACCACGCAGGCCCTGACGGGCACGGAGCTCTCCACGGCGCGCCTTGAGACCGTCCTGCGGACCAACACGAACCGGGCGACCACGGAGGGCGCGGCCGAGGTCCTGCGCGACGAGCGCGTCCAGGCGTTCGTGCCGCTGGTGCAATACAGCGCGACCAAGGACCCCCGCACGCGGCCGGCGCACCGGGCGATGGACGGCTACGTGGGCACCATCGAGGATTTCGACCGCATGGGCCTGACGCCGCCCTGCGGGTTCAATTGCCGATGCGCGTTGATCCCCGTGCCAGCGGCGATGGCGTTGGACAAGGGATGGACGCGCCCGAACGGGACGTTGGACTACGCGGCGATCAAGCGGCACAACGGTGCGCGCCAGACGGTCGTGGACCGCGGCGAGATCCCCGATCCGGGCTTCGTGAATGCGTGAACTACAAGGAGGAACGCTACGATGAGGGACATGAGCAACACCCGTAAGCAGATCGCTGCCCGGCTGGGCATGGTCGCGCGCCCCGACGCGAAGGCGAAGATGGCGGCAGAAGGTCGCGTCAACGTGGATGGCGTGGAGTATCGAGTGCTCCCGTATCAGGTCGACTACTTCAAAGCCGACTTGGCAAAGTTTGACGACCCCAAGTGGCGCAAGCAGATTGTGCAGCATTACCTGAAGAAGAACTACATCATTCGCGCCTCCCGCCCCGGCGCGAAGGCGAAGATGGCCGCAGCACCGGGCGTCCCGGAACTCGAGCGACTGTATGCCAAGTTCCAAGAGTCAACGCGCCTGTTCACGCCGAACAAGTACCGCGACGCTGGTGAGCAGAAGCGAATGACCTCCGGCCAGAAGAAGGACTTCGCGTTCTTTGAGAATCTACTCAAGGCAGCGCGTTCCGGCGATGGCAAGAGGGCGAAGGCGCTGCTCGCAAAGACGGACTCGCTGCTCACGACCCACTTCGTTCCGAAGGAATTGCGAGTCTGGGCAGCACAGTTCGCCGCGCATGGCGCGAAGGCGAAGATGGCGTCTAACGCAAACTATGCGCGCATGGATATCCGGTATGTGCTGCCTGACGGTAGCGAAAAGACAGAAACGATGAGCGGGGCCGAGCGCGGGGCTATTGCTTCAGCGAACAAAGCCGCAGTTCAGCGCGGCAATGGGACGAAGGTGTACATCACGGCTCACATTCCCGCAGGCGGCAGGCTTGGACTCCCGGCAAGAACCGAAATCATCTACAAGGGTGAAGTCATCAATGGGAGGTTGTACGAACGCGGAGGGATGTTCTCCCGCCCCGGCGCGAAGGCGAAGATGGCGCGGTGGACGCTAGACGCATCCGAAGGATGGGGCGACCTGTCCAAGCAATGGACGGCAACCATCAACGGAACGCAATGGGCTATCGTTGTTGAGGGCGCGACTGGCAATGGTTCGCTCATGCGAGTTCAACCGGGGCGCGCTCCGCAAACCATCAAGCGTGGTTCCGTCGAACAATTGAAGCGATACGCGGAAACGCTCAAGTCCTCCCGCCCCGGCGCGAAGGCGGAGATGGCACTTCCGGCCAAGTGGCTTTCAGAGGACCGATACATCGATGAACGGGCCAAGCGGCAAGACGAGCCAGATGCGCCTCTGTTCAAGCAGGGCAAGTACATCGCGTTCATTCACTACCGCGATAGGGCATTGCAGGTCGACAATAAGCTTCGCCAAACGCCGCCTGGAGCGATGCGCGATGAACTAGAATCCTACCTGCGGGAGGTTGAGCGGAAGAAGAAGTTGCTAGCTTCCCGCCCCGGCGCGAAGGCCACCGCCGCCAAGCCCTCCGACCTCGAGCGCGAGGACGTCAAGGCCGGCCTGAAGCTCATGGAGAAGGCCGACAAGGCCGTCAGCGACAAGATCCGCACCCTCATCGCCGAGGGAAAGCCGCAGGACCAGGCGGTCGCAATCGCGCTCGACATGAAGCGCAGAGGAGAGATCTGACATGGACATCACCACCGCACAGAACAACTTCCGCAAGGTCACGGCCGACTCCGTGCCGGCGACCTACGCCAACTCCGCCGCGGTGTTCCTCCAGACCCCGCCGACGTCCACCCTGCTCTTCGACTACACGAGCGCGAGCGTCAGCGGGCAGAACCCGTCCCTCCTCTACGTCATGCCGTTCATGGTCGCAGCCACCACGGCCCAGACGAGCATCGGGATGCGGCTCCTCAACTGGCGCAAGTACGCGGACGCGAGCGGCACCCTGACCGGGGTGACCATTGCCGACACGGCCGGCAACTTCACCTGCAACGCCAACCCCACCCTCGCGGTCGGGCAGGCCCTCACCATCGCCGGCACCTTCGGCGGCTCCGGCACGATCACCGTGCCGGCGTACGTCAACCCCACCACGTACTACATCATCGCCACGAACGGGTCGACCACGTTCCAGCTCTCGGCGACGCTGGGCGGCGCGGCCATCACGACCACCGTCGGCACCCCGACGGGCGTCACCTACACCCGGTCGAACGTCGCGTCGTATTGGTACGTCCCGACCGTGCTGGCGGATCTCACCCTGACCTTCACGAGCGGCACCGTCCCGAACTACACCATCGACGGCACGGCCAACCACCGGACCTTCAGCGGCATCACGCAGGTCGCGGGCACCCCGAGCGGCAACCTGTATTCGCCGGCGCTCTCGGCGGCGAGCAACGTCGAGCCCGCAGCGGCCCTGGTCGACCTGGCGGGCGCGCAGTACGTCACGGCCCAGTTCAAGTCGAGCGGTACCCCGACCATGGGCACGTTCTGGTCCACCCTCTGATGAATCGCGCCAACCGTCCCAGGCTATCGCGGATCAGCGGCTCGAGCTACGCGAGCAAGCTGATGGGTCGCGCCGGCGACGGCTCAACGCTCTCGCTGGACTTCACCACGGGCGTCCTTGACCCGCGCCTGACGTTCACGCGAGGCAGCAACGCCACCTTCATCAACTCGCAGGGGTTGGTGCAGTTTGCTGATGCCAACCTGTTGCAGCGCAGTCAGGAATACACCGTCGCGGCGTGGTCGAAGTTCAGGATTGACACCACGACCAACGGACTCAATACGGCGAACACGACCACGGCTCCTGACGGGACCAATACCGGGCTGCTGCTCAAGTCTGACGGCGTTTTGGGTACGCACCGTGTGCTTCAGTCAAATGGAACAACTGGGTCTACGGCACTTTCGACTAGCGGGCTTTCGACGGTCACGCTGTCTGCGTACTTCAAGGCAAACGGATCGAACTTCTGTTCGCTCAAGGTATCGAACAACATCGAATCTCGCGGATGTACCCGAAACTTCAATTTGACAAATGGAGTTGTGTCGGGTGCGGAAGATGCGGGATGGTCCGTGGTAAGCGCATCCGCAAGCCTTGTTGGAAACGGCTGGTATAGGTGTCAGATTACGGTTGCGCTTACCCGCGTTGACGCGAACGACGATCAACTGGGTATTTGGTTGTTTGTTGCAAACGGCCCTGATACTACTGATCGTTCTTTCACGAACAGCGCGGCAAGTGTTTGGGTGTGGGGCGCACAGGTTTCAATCGGAGCGAACGCACTTGAATACCGTGCGACAACGACCGCTCCCTATTACGCGGCCCGATTCGACTACGACCCGACCACGCTGGCTCCCAAAGGATTGCTGATTGAGGGGGCAAGTACGAATCTGCTTTGCTGGAGCGAGTCGTTTGCAACGAGCGGCGGAACAACGAACTGGTTCTTCAACGGCAATAGTGGCGCAACCGTCACGGAAACGAATCCCGCTGGCGGATCGTCATCGTTCCAATTCAGAGAAACTTCTGGAAGTGGTCCGCTTTCCCAGACCGTGACAACGGTATCGACTTCGCCATATACGTTCTCGTTTTGGGTTCGCGCATCTGTATTCAACTCCGTTACGACCACCCAAATACAAGTCGGGATCTATACGACAGCATTCCAGACTGTTTCAATTTCAAAAATCTCTGGACCGGGAAGCGTGTCCGGTACTGGTTTATGCACCGTATCCGGTCTATCGCTCACCGAGTGGACCAAAGTTCAAGTCACTACAACCGGAAACATTGGTGCTACATCGGCACTCGTAATGCTGTACGCGCAAACCGCATCATTTGAACTTGATCGCAGTTTGCTGATCTGGGGCGCACAACTGGAGACAGGCTCCGGCGCATCCTCCTCGTACATTCCGACGGGCGCGAGCACGGTGACGAGGAATGCGGATTTCTGCGTGATGACCGGGACAAACTTCTCGTCGTGGTATCAGGGCGGGACGCAGGGCACGTTCTATGCGGACTGGTTTGGCGGGGTGCGGACGGGCGCGAGCGGAAGCACCAACCGCACCGTGCTGTCCACGGATGACGTATCCACCAAGCACCTGCACTTCCTGCAAACCGCCGCCGCAGGCAACCTGCGCGTGGCCGACTTCGGCGGCGCGAACAACGTCACGACGGCCAACACGCTCACAAGCGGCGCGAGGACGAAGGGCGCGTTTGGGTACAACGGCAGCAGCGCAAGCGTCTGCTTGAACGGTGGCACGGTTGCTACAGGCTCGTCGCTCGCGTTCTCGGTAACCCCGACATGGCTTGTCCTCGGCGCGACCAGCACCAACGGGACGAGCCTGACCGACGCAAACGTGGTGCTCAACAACTCCATTCGGCAGATCAAGTACTGGCCGACACGCCTCGCCAACGGCACCCTGCAGGGCCTCACCACATGACCGACTACATGCTCCGCACCAACACCGAGGCGCAAATGGACGATGCGCTCGAAGCCGCAGGACTGCTGGTCGAAGTCGATCAGGGCGACGGCGAACTGGTCCTCATGCCCGTCGCGGGCTGCTACGTGGACCGCATCGGGCCGATCCATCCGCAGCTCGATCCCGAGGGCGAAGTGATCCGGGCGGGCGACTCCCGCTTCCACGCCAACATCCGCGTCACGTTCGAGCTCACGCCCGAGCAGGTCAAGGCGCTGCCGACGTTTACGCCCGAGCCCACCATCCCATACCGGGTGTTCGCATGAGCGATATCGACCTCAAGCCCACCCAGGAAATGGCGTCCAACGCCGCCCGCGGCCTCGAGCTGCGGGCCAAGCACGGCCGTGGCGGGACCGAGGTCGGCGTGGCGCGCGCCCGCGACCTCAAGAACCGGGCCAGCCTGTCTCCCGACACCGTGCGCCGCATGGCGTCCTTCTTCGCCCGCCACGAGGGCAACCAGAAGGGCGGGGATGATGACGCCGGGTATATCGCGTGGCTGCTCTGGGGCGGCGACGCCGGCAAGGCGTGGGCCGAGCGCAAGGTGGCCGAAATGGACCGCAAGGAGGGCAAGAGCGTGAACCAGAAGGCATCGCACGAGGTCGTCGAGGATGATGACAAGGTCGTCCTGCGTGGCGTTGAGCTGTTCATGGCGTTCGACCCAGCCATCGACGATGGCGAGGCCGACCCCGAGCTTAAGCGCTTCGACAACAAGCGCCTGAAGAAGATCGTCGCCGCCACCGGGAAGCACATGGCCCGAGGCTCCTACCCCCGGATCGTGATCATGCACGAGAAGGACGGCAAGGAGCCCAAGAGCGCGGTCGGTCGAATCCCGCAACTCCGATACGAGGAACGGGATGGCGTTGGGTACATTGTGGGAGACATGGAGGTCGGCAGGGACATCTTCGACAGACTTATCGCCACGAACGCCTTCCCCAGGCGGTCGGCGGAGATCTGGTCCGAGAGCGACCACCTGTCCGAGGTGGCGCTGCTGGGTCGTGAGACCCCGCGCCGGCCGCTTCCCGACACGCATTTCGCTCGCCGCGGCGAGCGCATCACGTTCTCAAAGAGCAACCACGATCTCGCCGGGGTCGGTGGTGGCCTCAACACCTTCGTCCCGGCGCTCAACAAGGAGGAGGCCGCAATGGCATCCGACAACGACATCCGCGAGGAGCTCGAGGCCATGAAGTGCGCGATCTCCGACCTGTCCGCGATGATGAAGAAGAAGTTCGCCGACGAGGGCGACAAGGAAGAGATGGCCGAGGACGGCGACGACGAGGTCGTCATGGCCGAGGAATCCGAGGACAAGGACGAGATGGGCGAGCTGACCATCACGCACGAGGACGAGGAAGAGGCCGAGGAGGTCATCGCGTCCAAGAGCAGCTACGGCCTGCGCGCCCGCATGGCCCGCATCGAGCGCGAGAACGCGGCCCTGAAGGCCGAGCTCACCCGCGAGAAGTTCGCCCGCGAGATCGAGATCATGGAGCAGGAGGGCTACCGCATCCCCGACACGCAGCGCGACGCGCTGGTCGGCCAGCTGCAGACCTCCCGTGACCCGGTCTCCCTGCTCGAGTCGTGGCGCGAGCTGTTCGCCCGCGACCCCATCGGAACGAAGATCGACATGAGCCGCGCCGCCATGCCCAAGGGAATGGGCATCGCCGACGTCGGTGACCTCGTCAAGCAGTTCGCTGGCAAGCCCGAAGAGTTTGCCAAGGCGATCAACGCCCGCACCCGCCGCTAACTACAAGGAATACACACCATGCTTCAGTTCTCTCCCAATCTCATCGCGGGCAGCGCGATTCTGCCCTACCGCGTCGTCAAGATGGACACCACCGCCTTCCAGGGCGTGGCGTCGACCGCCGCCGGCGACTTCGTAGTGGGCGTCTCCGACGGCTCCACCCGCCGCTTCGATTCGGCCAACCATGCCGACACGGGCGACCCCATCTCCCTGCAGCCCTCGAACTGCGTGCAGCTGACTGCCAGCGCGGCCATCACGGCTGGCCAGGGCGTCATCCCCACGACGGCCGGCAAGGTCGTTGCGGTGTCGGGGTCGGGCAACGTCGCGCACTTTGTCGCCCTTGAAGGTGCTGGCGCGGATGGCCAGATCTTCTGGGCGTACCGTCTGCCCTCCACGAAGGCAGTCTGACCGAAACAACTGACCCAAAGGAGGTCATACCATGAGCTATGTGACTGTCGGTGGCGGCCTGAACACCTATGTGCCGTCCACCAACGCCCTCGCAACGGGCGCTCTTCAGGTGGAGTTCACCCGTGCGGTGAACACCTTCCCCATCACCAAGTACGCGCAGATCGTCCCGGCCAACCAGATGACCGGGTTCTACCTGCGCCTTAACTCGGACGACAACGTCCGCGTGACGGACATCAACGAGTTCATTTGGCCCCTGGGCAATGACCGCCCGGTCGGCAAGATGAACGAGCAGGACTTCGTCGCGTTCACCTGCCAGCGTTTCGCGTACCCGTTCTACATCCCGAACGAGACCGTGAAGCAGGCGGCGTGGGACGTCGTTGCCCAGCACGCTCGCAGCAAGGCGCAGCTCGCCATGACGGCTCGGTCGATGCGTACGGCGACGGCGCTCACGGGCAGCGCGGCCGTGACGGCCTTCACCGCCGTGGGCAACTACTACGCGGACGGAACCGCGATCTCGGGAGGTGCATGGACGGGCTCGACGACGAACATCATCCAGAAGGGCATTCAGACGGCCCTCCAGCGCATCTCGCTCGCTACGGGCGGCGCGGTTCGCGGCGAGACCGACATCATGATGGTCATCTCCCCGACCATCGCCAACCTGCTCTCGCAGACGCAGGAAGTTCGTGACTACGTCAAGAACTACCCCGCCGCTCTGCCCTTCCTGCAGGGCTCGGATACGTTCGCCAAGTACGGCCTTCCGCCGAACCTATTCGGCGTGCAGGTCGTGGTCGACGACTCGGTCAAGGTCACGACCAAGAAGGGCGCAGCCAGCACCACCCGCAGCTTCGTCTACGGGAACTCGGCGGTGTTCGTGAGCCGTCCGGGCGGTCTGGTGGGCATCGAGGGCTCGACGAGCTTCTCGACCTGCCAGATCTTCGCCTTCGAGGACATGACCG